GACCCTAATTCAAGAATTAGGCAAGCAAGAAAAAGGTGGAAATGCTAATGGCTAAAAAAGGATTATACGCAAATATAAACGCTAGAAAAAAGAAAGGAATTAGTAGACCTAAAAGTAAATCTACTATTACTGCTAAAGCATTTAAAAACATGAAAGCAGGTTTTCCCAAAAAGAAAAAGTGATTAGCCAAAAGTTAATTAAAGAAGAGATAAGAGATTGGTCCAAAGAAGTTTTAGAAACAGAGCAACCAGTTTGTCCATTTGCTAAAAAAACTTGGGAAGCAAAAAAGGTAGATGTGTTTTTATCTAAATGTATTTATTGGAATGACTTAATAGACGTTGGTAAAGATTTTCCAAAAAACAAAGATGTTGTAATATATTGTGATACAAACATGGACATGGATATGTTTCATTTTGATAGCAGGATGTCCATGTTAAATAATTTTCTTAATCCCTTGGGTTTATGGGTTATGGGTTTTCATCAAGACCACGAAGAAAAAGAAGTGGTAGAACAAGAACATTTTGTGCCACACTTTGAAGAAGGCTACAATATGTTGTTTATTCAAAAATTAGATAAATTAAATAAAGCATCTGAAAGATTAGAAAAAATAGGGTATTATAATAATTGGAATCAAGAAGATTTCCAAAAAATTCTAAATAGAAGGAGTAAATGATGGCAAAGTCATTAAAAGGTTTAAAAAAGTTAGTTGGTAGTTTGTCTAGTTCAGACAAATCAGAAATTGCAAAATCAATGAAAAATAGCAAAGTCATGAAAATGACAGGTGGTGGAGCTGTACCAAAATCAGGCATTGTAAAAATGAACATGGGCGGTAAAGCTGGTGTTAAAAAAATGAACATGGGCGGTAAAGCTGGTGTTAGAAAGATGATGGGTGGCGGCAAGGCTGGCGTTAGAAAAATGATGGGTGGTGGTAAAGCTGGTGTTAAAAAAATGAACATGGGCGGAAAAACTAAGAAGTAACCAATGACAGTATCAGGTTCAAAAAACTTTGAATTAGATGTCGCTGATTATATTGAAGAGGCATTTGAAAGATGTGGCTTAGAGCTAAGGACGGCTTACGATCTAAAAACAGCTAGAAGAAGCCTCAACCTGTTATTAGCTGAATGGGCAAATCGTGGTTTAAACCAATGGACAATACAACAAAAGACTGTAGACATGGTTTTAAATACAACAGCTTACAATGTTGATACAGTCAACAGCACAGCGGCTATTGATGTTTTAGATGCTTTTATGCGTCAAACTACAAACAATCAAAACACAGATATACAAATGACTAGGCTATCAAGAAGTGAATACTCCTCTGTGCCAAATAAAACAACAACGGGTAAACCTTTACAATTTTTTGTGGATAAGCAATTGTCACCTACTGTAAACGTATATCCAGCTCCTGATGCATCATCTACATATACACTTGTAATGAATGTATTGACAAGAATAGATGACGTAGATTCTGCTACAAACACATTAGATTTACCATTTAGATTTTATCCGTGTTTAGCAGCAGGTCTTGCTTATTATATATCTGTAAAAAAGAGTCCTGAAAGAACTGGCTTGTTAAAACAAATATACGAAGAAGAGTTCCAAAGAGCTTTAGAGACCGATGAAGACAGAGCATCAGTAAGAATTACACCTGATATAGCTGCATACAACATAGCATAATGTCTTTTGCATCTAATAAAAACGCATACGGAATATGTGATAGATGTGGTTTTAGATACGATCTTAGCGAACTTAAAAAAGAATGGAACAATTTAAAAACTTGTCCTGAGTGCTTTGAATCAAAACATCCACAATTAGAACCAAGAACACATAAAGCAGATGCACAGGCTATTCGTGAGCCACGACCTGACACTAGCTTTGTACCAAGAGCTTTTACTGTTTATACAAACTATGATTTAGGTATAATAGGTAAAGAACTAACAACACCTAATGCTATGGCAACATCTTTAGGTATCGTAACAATAACAACATCATGAGCTTTACATTAACTACATTAAAAACTGCTTTACAAGATTATTTAGAAACTGATGAAACTACTTTTGTAAATAATCTTAACAATATAATTCTACAAGCAGAAGAAAGAATATTAAAATCAGTACAGATACCTGACCAAAGAAAAAATGTTACAGGTAATGTAACGTCTGATAACAGGTTTTTAGGCACGCCAACTGATTTCTTGGCACCTTTTTCCTTAGCAGTAATAAGTAGCAATACTTATGATTATTTAGATTTAAAACACAATTCATTTATTAAAGAGTTTGCAACAGATACAACAACTAGAGGCAAGCCAAGATATTATGCAATATTCGACCAAAGCTCTTTTGAGGTAGCGCCAGTACCCGATACAAGTTACACAATGGAGTTACATTATTTGGCTAAACCACAATCATTGACCGCAGCCTCATCAGGTACAACATATTTGTCTACAGATGCACCTGACACGCTGCTATACGGTTGTTTGCTAGAAGGTGCCGTGTTTTTAAAACTAGACCCACAAGATATTGGTTTATATGAAGCAAGATTTAAAGAAAGTTTAGCAAGATTGAAAAACTTAGGCGAAGGTAGAGATACTAGAGATGAAATGAGGTATGATTCACTAAGAACAGGTGTAAGTTAAGTTTCCATATAAGAGAGAGATATGAAACCTATTGAAGAATTAAAAGGCAAAACCGTTGCCATTGTTGGCATGGGTGCTAGTTGGTTTGATTACAACCTAGCAAAATCACACGGCTCAGACTTTGATGAAGTATGGGCAATCAATGCAGTTGGCACAGTAATATTTCACGATAGAGTATTTATGATGGACCCACCATCTAGGTTTTTAGATAGTGACGATGCAGGTGGTCAAACACAAGGTATGCGTGATTTACTTACAGACCACAACAAACCAATATATACATGCGAACTGGATAAAAGATGCAACAACTTGCATTTATATCCTATAGAAGAAATTTTAAGAGACATGGAATGTTCTTATCTAAATAATACTGTGGCTTATGCTATTGCGTTTGCGTTGTGGAATAAAGTATCTGTTTTGAAATTATTTGGTATAGATTTTAGTTATAGCGGTAATTTACATTTTGCAGAAGCAGGTAGAGGTTGCGTAGAGTTTTGGTTGTCTAAAGGCATGATGATGGGCATGACTATAGAGGTAGCTAATTCTAGTGCTTTGCTTGATACAGCAGTTCCTTTAGAAGAGAAGTTATATGGATATCATAGACTAGATGACCCTATTGTACCCGTTGTAGAAAACGGAGTTATAACAGTTAAGAAGGTAAGCGAAGGTGAAAGTAAACAAATAATACCTAAACCAACTTTAATAGGAAGAAATGCAAAAATTAAAATAGGAGAGCCTAACAAATGGTAATCAAGATAACACCCGATGGATTGCCGCAACTTGGCATGGTTGAAATTGCTACTACACAGTATGGTGGGCATCCACCTGAGTTTTGGGCAGAGCAATTAACAGACAAAATAGTAGGCATTTCAGACGATAATGAGGAACATATAAAAGCACAGGCTAGAGCCTACAGAGATTTAATTTACCAAGTATGTTTGATATATATTAAAAATGCTTTAAAATCTTATAAGGCTACCTTAATTCAGGATTTATCCAAAGGGGGTAGTCAGGATTTAGCAAAAATAATTAAAGGTATTTAATATGGCAATAACATCTACTCTTACAACAAGCTTTAAAGTAGAGCTTTTGACAGGAACACATAACTTTACTAATTCAAGTGGTAATAGTTTTAAACTAGCTTTATATACAAGCTCGGCTACTTTAGGAGCTACTACAACTGCATTTACTACTACTGGTCAAGCTAGTGGAACTAACTACAGCTCAGGCGGCAGTGCATTAACAAATGTAACACCCTCTGCAACAGGTACTACAGCAGTGACTGATTTTAATGATTTAACTTTTAGTACAGCTACTATTACAGCTAGAGGTTGCATGATTTATAACGATACAAACGGTGATAAAGCAGTTGCAACTATAGACTTCGGTGGAGATAAAACTTCTACAGCAGGTGACTTTACTGTAGTATTTCCTGCTAAAGCAGCAGCAACAGCTATTATAAGAATAGCTTAAAAATGAAACATGCCACTCGCAAAGTTTCAGTTTAAAGCAGGAATAGACAAAGAAGGTACAAGCTACACTAATGCAGGTGGTTGGTTTGATGCTTCTCTTGTAAGATTTCGTAAAGGTTTCGTTGAGAAAATAGGCGGTTGGACTAAACAAAGTGCAACTGCTTTTGTAGGAACATGTAGAAATTTATTTGCATGGATTTCTTTAGGTGGCAGTAAATATTTATTTGTTGGCACAAACTTAAAAGCTTATGTGCTAGAAGGCACAACATTAAGCGACATAACACCAATTAGAGCTACAACAACTAATGGCATTGTTTTTGCTGCTACTAATGGTTCTGCTGTTATTACTGCAACTGATAGCTCACATGGTGCAACTGTAAACGATTTTGTAACTATCAGTGGTGCAGCTTCACTAGGTGGTGCTATTACAGCAGCTGTATTAAATCAAGAATATCAAGTGGTCAGCGTACCAAGTGCAAACACGTTTACTTTTACAGCTACAGCTACAGCAAATGGCAGCGATACTGGTAATGGTGGTTCAGGAGCAGATGCAGCATATCAACTAAGTGCAGGTTTAGATGTATATTTACAATCTACAGGTTTTGGTTCAGGGAGATGGGGTGACGGCGGTTACGGCTCATCAACATCTTTATCATTTACAAACCAGTTAAGGTTATGGTCTTCAGACAATTTTGGAGAAGATTTAATTTTACATCCAAGAGGTGGTGGTGTTTTTTACTGGGATGAATCAGGTGGTACAACAGCAAGAGCTGTTGATATTACAACATTATCAGGAGCAAATTTATCGCCTACAGTTGGTTTACAAACTATAGTAAGTGACACAGACAGGCATGTTATTGTATTAGGTGCTGACCCAGTAGTAGGTGGTGCTAGAACAGGCACGCTTGACCCTATGTTTGTAGCTTTCTCAGATCAAGAAAGTATTACAGAGTGGGAGCCAAAAACAGATAACACAGCGGGTTCTATAAGATTATCTTCAGGTAGTGAAATAAGAGGCGGCATAAGATCGAGACAAGAAACATTAATATGGACTGATACGGCTCTTTACAGTATGCAGTTTGTAGGACCACCATTAACTTTCTCTGTAAATCTTATTAATGAGGGCGTTGGCATGATCGGTCCAAACGCTTGCACTAATTCACCTAATGGTATTTTTTGGATGTCTGACGATGGCTTCTATTTATATAATGGCTCAGTCAAAAAATTGCCTTGTAGTGTATTAAGCTACATACAAGAAGACTTAAATTTAGGTCAAGCTTTTAAAGTATTTGGTTTGTTAAATAGCGAATACAACGAGGTTTGGTGGTTTTATCCAGCAGACAGTGATGGGACAGAAGAGGTTTCAAGATATGTTATTTACAACTATGAAGAGGGTAGTT